CATTTCATTGATAACTGAGGACATTGCAATCAAAGAAGAAAGTAGAAAACAGCAGCAGGCTTTGGCTGAGGCTGCTGCTAAAAGGAGATTCTAAGTGGCAAGACCCCCAAAGAGCACAGAAGGCCGAATTACAGGTGCACAACGTCTCGATCGAATGAGAGAGTCGGCGTTGTCCCGACCAGCTGGGTCTTTAAGAGAAGCGATTGGTCGAGTTCCTCAACAAATGGGAAGGAATCTTGCCGATCGCGTTTCTCAAGAGTTTGGTACTCTTGGGTCTGCCACAATTGCTGCAATTCGTACTCCTGGCGCTCGTTATCAAGCATTTAAAAAAGAAGTGGCAATTGGAATAAAATCATCAATTGCATCTGCTCTTGGTACTGGTCAAGTTGGTCGTTATCTTGCTGATAAGATTCGTGGAGGAATTCGTTACGACAAGGATCCTCAAAAGAACTTTGAGAGGATGCGAGGGTTGTTTCAAGCAACCAATTCTGACTTACAACAGATCAAATCTTCTTTTAATAAAACTGAAAAGAATCTGCGTGATCTTGGTTTGATGGTCAAACAAGTTGCTCAAGATGTCAATAGAATTAAACAAGAACAATCAGTTCAACAACGTCTGATTGATCAATTAAGTCAAGCGAAAGCAGAGGACATTGGTCGAAAGAGTGCGTTATTACCAAGAGCTGGAAATGATAATGTACCAAAATCACCAGCAGGATTGGAGCAAGAAGTAACATCATTGTTGTCTGGGGCTGTTGGAGGAGCCTTAACACGTCTACCCTTTTCTAGGTTTGTCAAATTTGGTGTCGGGGCACTTGGCGTCTATGCAGCTTATCAAGCGTTACGATTCATCGATGAAAAAGCAAAAAATGCAACAAAAGAAACAGAAAGACTGGCTAAAGAAGCTGAAAGGAACCTAGCTTCTGGAGATTCAAATTTACAGACTAAGGGTCTTGGCGATTTAACAAGAACTCAAAACTTACCAAGAAACAGTTCGACTGACAAAGCTATTGCTAATGCAATTAAAGCTGGGGCTTCGTTGGCCAAGACTCCAGAAGAGGCAACGATTACTGGATTAGTTGGAGATTATCAACAGTCGACTACTAACGAAGAAAAACAAGTTATTTTATCGCAACTGTCTGCATTTGATTATAAGACTGTTCAAGATGTTGTAAGTCGGTTTCAAGTGCTTGGTTTGATGAATGATTTGGATCGTTATATTGGTAATAGAAAACGCAATTTAAGAAATCAATCAAAGTCTCTTGATCAATATCCTGATGAAAGTGTCCGTCGAAAGTCTTGGGAAAACCGATCGATGGATGATTTAGAAAAGTTGATTGGCATCAAAAAAGATAGTCGTGGCACAGTTCGAATTAAAAGCGAATCTAAAGACACAATATACTTAGACTCATCCAAGATTGTTGTCGAAGGCGATCTGATTGTTAAAGGTAAAATAAAACCTGAAGGGTATCCTGACTGGGCTGATCGTGCATTTAATCCTGATGATAATACTCCAAAAACACCGGGCGCAATTCGAAGGAGACAATACCCACGTGGTAGAGTTGGGGCAATCACTGCTCCTGGCGTATTTGGCAAGTCTTCTTCTGTTTCATTAAGTGAGCGTTATGCCCGTTTTGGCACTAATATGGAAAAACAGCAGTTTCTTGCTTATGGTCAATTGCCACGTGGATTTGAGAATATTCCCGGTCATATGGGTATATTAGGATCTCCTGGAGCAGTAATGGCAAGAGGTGTTATGCCTCTTGGTCAGTATGGTGGTGGAGGCGTTGTTGGTGGTTATGGGGGAATGCCTTCTGTTTCTGGAGGTGGTTCGCCTGACGGTGGATCTTCTGGTGGAGGTGATTCCTCACCAAGCACAAGTTCCACTACAACTGACGCTTCAAACAAAGCAGTTCCATTTAGCTGGGGGGAGATAGGAAAAAGCACAGTGTCAGCGGCATCGACTGACTATGGCAAAATGACGCCCAATTCACGAGGATATGTTGACGCAAGAGCTTATTATCAATCTGCGTTGAAATCATTGGAAGGATCAAAATTAGTTGGGTTTGTGCCCAAAGATGGTGCTCGATTTGGAATTGAGAAAGGAACTAAGGAAGAATGGGCTCGATTCATGACTCAATTGACGAAACAAGAGTCTGGGTTTAATGTTAATACGGTTGGAGATAGGGGCAATTCTATTGGCCTGTCTCAAATGAAAGCTGGAGAATATGGAATAAGAGATCCACGAGACCCATTGCAAGCCCAACGTGGAATGATTAAACAGTTTGAAAAATACATTGTAGGGTCAGAAAAATCACCAGGATTTGGAAGTATTACTGGACAAGGACGTGGGCCAGGAACATATGCTGGTTGGGGAGGAGCGTCTGCTTATTTTGGTCCATTGAGAGGCAATGCTAGAATTGAAAATGAATTCATGAAGCACAATAAGTGGATGCAACAAATGCGTCCACAATTTGATAAGGCTGGTGAATCTCTGCCTTCTTTGTCTTTACCTCCAAAAGAAATGCTGAATCCCAATTCACAACCACCCCAACCGCAGATTGAATCTATGCCATCAGGACCAACGTCTCGTCCAACTTTTTTTGAAAATGGAGTTCCAAGCAGTCGACAGCGTTCTGACGTTTTCAGACGTGGAGGTGTTGTTGTCAACTTGGACACAAATTGGAGTCCGAGAAAAAACGAACAAACCCAACCAATGATAGTAATTCCAGACAATGCAACCAAACAACAACGAGATGCTGCTCAAAAATATGTTTCTGCGATGGAACAAGCCTACAAACAGAAGTTTGGTCAATCGCTGCGCGGTAAAGTCGTGACAAGATCGCAAAACCAAAGAGGTCGAGCTAACACAATTCACACCGAACCTTTTAGTGTCAACGACAAAAAAGCCGTTGAATACTTCACACAAACAAAGGAGGGAAGAGATGCTTTGGCAAAGGCTACTCAACATCTCGCAAGCATTCCTGGGGCAGTAATATCAGAGCCTCATGATAGATTTGCAAAAAAACGAGATACAGGAGCAGTCAGTAGATATTCCATCGATCCTGAAACTGGCAAGCCAGTTGATGAAACGATGCTAGCCCGAAGGTTAATAGGTGATCTTAAAAGCATGTATGATCAACCTTCACAACCATTCAATCAACAAGCAACCGTAACTGCTCCCACATCATTTGATACTGAGAAGGCAAGGATGGCATTTCCAATGCCTGGTTCTCAGCAACAAACAAAACTGGAAAAGTCAGGAAAGTCTGCTGATCAAGTAATAGCAGACGTTGCAATGGGAAAAATAAAACCTGGCGATTCAATTGTAGAACAAGCTTTGACGGTTAAAGGGTTACACGAAGGTAGAGATCGAAGAGAATTGATGTCGTTTTTAAAATCAGGAGGAAAAGCCAATTCTTTAGATCCTTACACGACGCCCTGGTGTGCTGCGTTTGTCAATGCATCTTTAGCCAAGGCTGGTATAAAAGGTACAGGAACAGCTTGGGCACCGGACTTTTTTAAATGGGGACAGAGAGTGTCTGACCCTTCCACTGTAAAAGCTGGTGACGTTGTGGTTAGTAACGGACACGTTTCAATTGCTACTGGACCAGCAACCAAAGATAAAAGTGGAAGATGGTCTGTGCCAACTGTTGGTGGTAATGAAAGTAATATGGTCAAGTTGGGAAAGAAATTATTTTCTAATCACCAGGTCCGTCGTGCAACCGAAGAACAGTATACACCAGAACTAATTGAAAAATTAAAGCGTTCAGAAAACCCTCAAGCCGAATTGGAAAAAGCATTAAAAATGCCATCTATAGTCGCTTCTGAACAAATATCAAGTGCTATAAAACTCGAACCTCAGCAACCCCCAACAATTGGCATTTCAGGAATGCCAATTCAACCCACAACGTTTAACATTGCAGGAACGCCAATCGAATCTAACACGTCATTGACTTCAGCCACTCAGACTATAAAAACATATCAGGAACGATTAGCTCCCCCAAGTGTAATGAAAATGTTTGAAGAGGCTCCTAAACAAGCAGCTGTTTCCCCAGAAGGAATTGAACCCTCACCTCCTCCTGAACCGATTCAGCCAACTTTGCCAGGACCAATTCCTTCGGTAATGCAGCCAACGCCTGAACAAACACAACAAACAGAACAAGCTGCAACTCAAATGTTAGAGAGTGCCCCTGCCACAGCAACAGTGCCAACTTCACCTCAAGCGGCAACAGATGCCTCGGCTGGTTCTGATGGAGCAACATCAGGTGGTGGAGGTGGAGGTGGTGGCGCTGGACCTCCAGACTTCCGACATGGTCCAAATCAAGCGCCATCTCCCGGAAGTCAAGGGATCGGGAGTTTTGGACGCTGTTATTTAATCTATGAATGGCGTTGATTTGCAATTTTTGAAATGATATCTATAAATATTTGCGCTATGCTTGCCTTCATGGCCACATTGCGGACACTTTACGTATTGTGGTCGAAGTAAATGCGTTTGAGCAGCCTTTATTTTTGCTTTGTGTTCTGGGGATTTAGGTCCTTTGAGTTTTTCAATATATTCTGGATTGTCAGATCTTTTTCGAGCAGCATCTTTTAACTTTTGGATATACTCTGGGTCTTGAGCTAAAGATAAAGTTGATTGTCGCAATTTTTCAATGAATTGAGGATCTTTAGCTTTTTTTCTATTGGCTTCTGTCAACTTTGCTTTATGTTCATCAGTGAGTTTACGTCCCTTTAACTTCTCACTAACTTTTCTTTTATGTTCTTCTGAACGTTTTTCACCTTTTCTTGCTTTATTTCTTTCTACCATATAAGGGCGTTTAGTGCCTCGAACTGCTTCAGAAATTGCCTTTTTTGCTTGGTCATACATTCTAGCAGTAAATTGACGTTGGATTCGATCGTTAGATTGAACAAATCTACCAAACGCATGTAATAATTTTCGATTGTTGGGATATGCTTTGCATAGTAAGTGGTGAGCAACGAAATGGGCTTTGGCAGTTAATTTAACTAAATTTTCAGGTGAATTGTCTCCTCCCATACATCTAGGTAAAATATGATGGGTTTCAGTATAACCTTCAAGAGTTAGTGTTTTGTAATGAGAAATGAGTTTATTATAGCGCTGAAGATATATATTCATTGCTGATGTCTCCCTTTTAGACGTTAGAACTAGTGGGTGCTGGTAACACCGCGACTAGTACTATTTATAAAAGAGAGATTTTAGATCGGTAGTTTTGGACGCTGCTTCGTTTAATTAAAAAAATAAGGGGCTTTTGGCCCCTTATTTCTTCTTACGTTCTTTATTAACATAATATACCATTCGATTCATTTCTCTACGAATCTTCGGATCAAATGTAGTCGGAACCAAAACACCATCCTTATTAACACAAGAAGTATAACGCTGTACATAACATTGATCTTCAACTGAATCGAAACGAATCTGCTCATAACAAATAGCAACAGTCAACATAACAACTACGCCACTGACAAACTTAATCATACTGTTACTCCTCAGTGATAGATAGAAGAACGATTGAGTCGGATGATAGCAAGTGATGAAATGAACTTGATATTTGCTTCTTTCAACTCAATCAATTGTTCTCTTGTCAACATATCAAGAAGAGCGATAATGTCCTTGTATACATCGCCATTGAGATCAATAGCTTCAACTTTAGACATCATCGACTTGAGTTCCGCGAGAAGAGGATGCATGATTTAGTCCTTTCCTGTTGACTGTCTGACTATACTATTTTTGATAATCAGTGTCAACAGGAAATTGTATTATTCTTCACTCAAACTTTTTAGAAGACTATCAAAATCTTCGTCATCATCGTCCATTGATGAAGCTTTAGTTTTCATCTCTGGAGCTGGTTGTTGAGGGATATTAGATACTTTTGGTGCAGTTTGAGTTGCTGATGTGCCAAGTACGCGATCAAGTTTAGTTTTTAGTTCATCATATGATTTGAAATTCTTTGGATCGATAAATTCTTGTAGAGAATATTGTTTTTCCCAAATCTTTTCAAGCATTGCATCATCATCTGATAGTGGTGATGGTTCACTGAAATCAGACTTATCGTAATTGCGATAACCTTCAACTTGTCGAATACGAAGACGGAAGTTAGCGCCTTCCCAGAAATCAAATGGATTTACTGGTTCTTCATCATCAAAAGCTGGATTCATTAAATCATTAAGTTTATCAAAAATCTTTTTGCCATACTTGAATAGAAATACTTTTCCTTCATTTTCTGGATTTGCGGGATCTTTAATAACTAGAATGTTTGAGATAAAATGAAGACGACGTTTTTGTTGACGCGCGGTTTCTTTGTCAGCTTCAACACCAGAGTTCCAGAGTTTTCCATTTAGTTCTGCTACCGGATCTGATTCACCGATCGTCGTTCTTGAATTTTCGATATACCAAGATCCAGATGGACCTTTGAACCCATGCGAAAAGATTCGAACGAATGGTACATCTTCATCTTTTGGAGCTGGAAGGAAACGAAGTACTGCTTGACCATTTCCAAACTTATCAACAGTTGGTTGCCAGAAACGAGTATCTGGGCCAGATTGTTGAGCACCACCACTTTGCATCTTGTTTAGTTCATCATTAAGTTTATTGAATGATGATTTGCGCGCAGACTTCATTTGTGAGAAAGTTGTATTAGCCATTTTTATATTCTCCGTATTATTAGTATTTGCTGTATTAACTGTATTATTTGTATAAACACATAACAAATAATTCAGATTACCAATATATTACAATTGGCAATTAGTGTCAACTATTAAATGATAGTCGATTCTGTTTTCGCAGAAAATTTAATTCTTCTGCTTCTTTACGAATATTTGAAACAAGACTATGATTCATTTTAATGATTTCACCAAGATAATCTTCATCAAATTGATATTTTTCGCAATAAAACAAACATGCATCAATGTAATTCAAATTTTGTTCTTTAGCAATTAATCCGATTTCATGAGAAATATTCAATAAACTTTTCATATCAATTTTCTGAATTTCCATTATTAGACCTCGCACGTAATTTAATTTTATTTCCGCCAGTAACAGAAAAATCTCTTTCGAATAAGACTTTTCCTTTTTTATTAAGATAAGAAATAGTAACTTCACTTGTTCCCAATGGTATTTCCCAAGTCATTGGATTAATAGCACATTTATTGTCTTGTGGTTGAATAATTGGCGCTGGATTATTACGAATTAATGTTCTTGGCGCAGCGAGTGCAACGCCAGATACTGTTAATAAACTGATAACCAACGTTATATTCAGTAAGTTCATCTTACATCCCTGTGATTAGTAGATAAACCAAAATTGGCAATCCTATAATCAATGCTCCAGCAATAATAGCATCAAACTTTGAAATCTTTTTATCTTCAGAAAGAACTGGTACTGTTTGAACTTCTTTAGATAAATCAACTTTATCTGTTATTTCTGTAACAGGGATAGCATTTTCTACTACTTCAGGTTTCGTCTGACCAGTAGTCTTTGATGCTTTCTTGGTTGGCAACTTTTTTGCTGCTACGTTTTCTGGTTTTTTTCGTGGCAATTTTGGTTGTTTCGGTGATTTCATCAGCTACTTCCTCAGTTTCTTCTTGTTGTTGAAAATCTTCTGGATATTTAGAAACAATTCCTTCTTTATATCCTTCAAATAATCTCATACAGGCCAACATTCCTTGACGCTCATCTGGAGTCAATGATCGTAATAAACGATTAGATTGAACACCAGTCTTATTAGTTATATATCTTTGATATGACCATGGATTATTACCATCGCTTTCTGGTGCATATCTTTTCAATGCATCGATCAACGTTAGATTGCGATATCTAGAATCATTTCCAAACAGCAATTCGTTATGAGCATAATTGCCAACGTCTAGATTAGGAAATACTGCATGACCGCCATAGTCTTTACCAATTGATCCACACGATCTAGAAAATGGACCATCTTTCAAATTTCCAGGATTATTACATCTCCAAGCAACAGTTCCTTCATGCCTTTTTAAGACAGAACCATCTTCCATTTCACAAACAATCATTCCTTGATCAGCAATTAATACTCGTATAATATTCATCGGACTACCTTCTAGTGAATGTCAAAAAGTGATTATATCCATATTTATAATAACAGCAATTGACATCATGAATTTTGCAGTATTTATTTGCTAATCGATTGATATAATATTGATAGCAATTTGTCTTGTAATTCTTTTCAGATTCGTCCTTGCCATCAGCCTCAAATTCTAATTTAATCGTTGTATTTGAATCCAATTTGGAAACAATGTCAACAATTAGAGTTTCAATTGATTGCTGAATGTTCTTTAGAATTTGATATAGTTGAACTAATGAGAAGTCAGTAATTGATCTATGCGTAGAACCATTGACTGTAAAAATGAATTCAAAATGTTGAAGAAACTTACATTCTGTTTTTATTTTTTCAACGTATATTTGAATAACATCTTTATTAATTTTAAAAGTTGTATCGAAGATAATAGGATTAGTAGTTTTCTTTGAAATCATGCATAAGCTCTCGTTTAAAAAAAGTACGACGCTGAAACGAGCAAACAGCGTCGTACTTTTTGGTTTATTTGTAATAAGATTAGGGAACGTAGTAGTTGGTATTTGAGGAATAGGTTGTTGTAGGCGTTTCAGTTGCCAATACAGTTACTGGGTCAACTTCGTCTAGTTTAGCTTCCAGCATTGCGGTTGATACGGCAAGGTCGTTTGCTAGAGTAAGTACAGTTGTATCAGTTTCAGCTTTTGCTTTTTCGAGTTCAGCTTGCAGTTTTTCAATTAGATCGAGTGCTCGGGAATTGACCAGAGCAGCTCGTTCCACTTGATCTTTCAGTTTATCAATTTCTGCTGTCATTAGGTTAAGCCTTTCTGTAAACGTTTCTAGTTTAATTAGAATGATACTCAGCTTTTTTGTTGTTTTAGTAAACCAAGAAAACATCATTGTCTCCCATCAAAATGGAACGGTTTTTTGTGATCGTGGATGACCGATAACCACTAGTACAATACGGATGTACCCGACTGATATATTCTGTTTCGAGGTCAACCAGTAAACCTAACTTAGCCAGAAACAAACTTATTTAATTTGTCTGCTTCTCTCAACACATCGTCTGTTGTTACAGGAACGACCGTTGGAAATTCTGGAACTTTCCATGCTCCCGTCTTTTCAACATGAGCAAGTTGTGCTTGCCAAGTTTCCGATGCTGACTGCATCTCAATAGACTTCTCGTCTGCTAAAATACCACGAGCAAGTTTTAGTAGTTCTAATCTAATTTCATATGGATTCATTTCATTCTCCTTGTGTGTTTGTGTGTATGGTAGTTTTTCTGTTTCGAGGGAAACTACCAAACCCAATGAGATTACGCTGCGAGGCGTGTCTCAAATGGCGCATTATCGTTTGCGACATTTATAGGTTTTGGACTAATTTGCGGTCGTTCCTTACCGGTATCTCCACTCTCTCCAATACGTCTGTCGATCCTATTTACCGCCCATCAACAACACACTACCCCTCCCGTACCGTTTCAACCCAGAGTGGATAGGGCGTTGGGTCATGTAATGGCTCACACGGAATTTCTTCTAGTGTGTTGATGGTGGACGGTTTGGGTACTGCCCCCAAGTCCAGTCCGTTCTTTGATCGCTTCAACGATACAATCTATATATACATTCAGAAGACTAGATTGTCAACTTGTTTTTATCCAGTATCACCAAATCTCCATCACGGTCGATCAACGTATAATCAATCATCGTCGGATCAAACTGTTTCATCTTACTGAACACGATTTCAACGTCCAATTCAGAACAAGTATATACATCCAGTTGGATCGTTGCTGGACTATCTTCATCCCAGGTATGGATTGCAATATGGCTTGTTTCAATAACACAAACACCAGTATATCCTCGATTACCAATAACTGGACAATATACTGTATGAGGCCCCGAAAGAATCTTCATTCCAATCGATTCGATTAGATCTTGAAACCAGAAATTCATTTTATCCAGATCATCAGCAGATGGTGGATTATTGATTTCTGCTCGAACAATTAGGTGTTTATGCTTCAACATTTATTTGAATTCCTTTCAAGCTAATCGCAAACGCGAACTTTTTTTCTGATATACTTTGCTTGGGCGATTGAAAATCGTTTCAGCATTACTTGTTCCTTTTTTCTAACTCCGTAACGTGTCTCATAATCTTATCATGAGATATCGGTCTTCCTTTACTGTCTCTGTGCATCTTATAAGTTGGACCAGACGAAGCATCTCCATGAATCAAAACTCTTACACCAGTCTGTGGTATCTCGTCCAATCTCGTTACTTTATAATATGGTCCAACAGCAATAAATCTATTTGGTCTGAACTTATGATACAGAATCAAATCTCTTGCTGGTTGAACTCCCCACGAATATCCATAAAAAGAATATGGTCTATCCTGTCTAAAACGTTTTTTAAACTCTGAAATCGCTGGTTTTGTTTTCCAAGATTTCATAATAACTGGCACTGTATTCGTTACTTCTGCATACTCAATAAAAGCTTTCTTGTCAAAAATATAATTCATTCCAATGAACGCATATAATACCTCTTGAGGCTTTAATTCTCTAATTCCTGCAAAGGCATTTGTTATACTGAAAACAAAAACCAACGAACAAATGATTAGTTTGTTCATTGTTATTATCCTTCTAGGCAATCTTCAATAACTTATCCGCAACTGAAGATGCTACCCATGAATTGGGCTTAATTAATGGAACGATGTTACAAGTTCCTTTGATATAACCAATTGCCTGCTCGACAATTTGATTAGAGATATATTTATGTGATGGATTTAAGTCCAAATGAACTTCTACTTCTTTGTTACCAATGCAATCGTGAATGTTCAAATATACTTCTGAAGCCTTATAAACTTCTTGCATCAATCGATATAATGGACGACGTTTATCTGGACTATAATCTTTTTCTGTTTCTCTGCAACCAAATATCTTACATCCATTCGATCCATTAATATGAACAACAATCACTTTATAATAATCAGCATATCGAATATCGTTTTTCATATACGAATCAGAATCGCATCCAATGTATATTTTTGATTGGTCGGATTGTTGTAAAATGAATTGTTTAACTTGATTATAATCAATTGAATTCATAATTGACTCCAGTATTTGATATTAAAATAGCAGCAATTTCTTGCTGCTATCATTGTTCTATTTATTTCTTTCGGGCAGCTCGTGCTTTACGCTTCTTACTCCCGATCTTCCTTCGTCCAGTCCGAGGACGATTCTTGTGCGGGTGTGCTATTGTGTTCTCCTTTCATTGTGTTACCAAAACTGATTACTGAATCAACTCGAAACGAACGCCAACCATGATTATCTAAATCCCATACCGAAATCGTACTTGTCGATCGTCTATGTGATGGCTTCTGAGCTGTCATTTCATATTCGGGAAGCAGAGATTCCATCAAAGTGCATCTCATTGATCGTTCGGTACCATCTTTTTTCTCAAAGACGACGATCGTGTCCTCGTTAGTTTTTAGATGGTTAATCATCTGTTCACGTGTCATAACCGACTCCTTATAAGTACATTAGGATCAGAGTGAGTTGTACTACATTACACAACGCGATTACACCAACAAAAAACAGTAGAATATGATATCTATTCACGTTAAAAGCTAATTTCACAAGCATGATATCCTCTTTGTTGATGATCGACTGACTATCAGTCGAATTAATGACACTATACTAACTTCCTGCATGGTTGTCAACAGATATAAATAGAAATAAACTCTACATGGAGGTAATCATGTCTGTACGAGAATTTAATTTACCATGGATTGTTACAGCACAGAATTTGATTGGAACAAAAGAAATCCCTGGTAGTAAATCAAATTCTGTGATTATCAGTTGGGCGAAAGACCTTGGTGGTTGGATCAAAAATTTTTATAAGAATGATGATATCCCATGGTGTGGTTTGTTTGTTGCGCATTGTATGCAAGCGAATGGTATTCCTATAACCATCGAGAATCCATTATCAGCACGCGCTTGGAATGAATTTGGCGAAAAAACGACACCACGATATGGTTGTATTATGGTATTTTCAAGAAACGGAGGCGGACACGTCGGATTTTATGTTTCAGAAGACAACACATCATACCATATCCTTGGAGGTAATCAATCAAATACTGTTAATATTACCAGAGTATCAAAACAAAGATACCTTGGAGCTAGATGGCCAACTGGTTATGAACAATTGGCTAATACTAAAAGATACATTAAAAAGTTCGATGGTAAAATGAGTGTTGATGAAGCTTAATCAAGCATATCAATTAATCGACCATCCTTATCAACAACACGAACTCTTGAATTAGGATAAACTTTTTTTACTTGTTCCATTTCTGAAAACATAGTTTGCGTATTGTAAGGAATGATATATCGAATTGTCATCCAATTCTTAGATGGTTGTTGAATTTCAATAGAATAACGATCCATGTTAATACCTCGAATTTTCTCGATATTGATCGAATTTTGATTGTAAGTCATTATATTGCTTGACCAGAGAAGAAACTTGATCTTGAAGATCTAAAATTCTTTGATCGACAATAAGATCTTTGTGTTTTTCAAGTATTTTTCTCCTTAGAGCAATGTACTCTTCTTCGTGCATTTTACCATGAATAATTGGATGCAAATCTGTGTTTACAAAAGTAAAACCATCAGATCGACCATTATAACTATTAGTATCGCATTTCAATTGTCTGATCATTTCATGGTAATCGCCATCAAGTATCCTGTTGATTATTCTATTGACTTCATATTGAATATATGAGTTCAAATTATAAGCAAGATTATCACGAATAGTGTATTCGATATCTTCTATCATCGAATCGCTGATTTTTAACATATCTTTTTTGAATTTATCAAAATTGATGTTATCAATAGAATTTTGTAATTCATGTTTGAAATCATTCATGTTAATATCTCCAAATAAGAGGGAGTCTTTTCCAGACTCCCTCTATTACATTTATGCGGCTTCAGCGAATTCAACTGCTTTCTTCAGAGCTTCGACCTTCTTCTGTCGATTACCACCATACCAAGCAGAAGTTAGACGCGTATCAATAGACCTACCAAGAAGATGATCGATGGCAAATGTAGCGCTATTGTATACCTGCCACCAGCTACCATTACCATATTCTGCTCCGGGCTGTGTTTCGAGAGCCTCATATGCCACCTTACCCGGACGTGAAAGTTTTGTCAAATCATGATTGTCATTGTTCGACATCAGAGGAAATACTTCCTGATAATACTGAATCATCTTTTCAGTACTAAACTTCTTGTTTGCAATAAATTGAGCCATTTCCTTATAAGAATCCATGTTATTCTTTGCAAGTCCGAGTGTGTTCTTGACCATCTCTGGATCAAACTTACGACGATGATTAAGTCGTACCATAAGATCAGACTTCGCATTAAGAGCAAGCGTGAGTGTGTTATTACACACTACACGAATGGCAGTGAATCGAATGTCGATAGACTTACCATATTCATGCGGGTTTGAAAAAAGAAGATAACCTTCTACTTTATCATCATTGAAAAGAGTGAAGCCATCGTCCTTGATCTTTGCGAGTGCCCAGACCATATTGCCACCCTTCAGACTTCCGGCTGTATTCATTTCCATGTCACCAGAATGGACGAAATCAGTAAAGAAATCGAAAGCTTCTTTGTTTTGTACTGGTTCCCAATCTTCAGAGATATGTGTCAGAATCTTCTTATCAGAAGATCGAACTAGTACATCCTTACCAGTAGAAACTTTCTGACCATCAATTTCAACAAATTGAGAATATCGATCGACTGACCAGTCAAGACCGGCCTGAACAAGCATCTCTTGAGGAGAGAGATCGTTCATCACTGGAGTTCCAAGACCATGCCATGGAACTTGATAACCTTCGACGTTAGAGCCAACCTTGTGAGCGTAAGCGATCGTTTCGATTTCATGCGACATTTGTTAGTCTCCTTAGTTGCTGACTATGTGATATTATCATAACTAGAAGAGAGTGTCAACCTCTTTTTTTAAATTTCAAACTCTTTTTTCATGGAAGAAGGAAGATCAAGCAGATAGCAGATGTACTTAGAATCGCCCATAAGATCTTGGTTTGTTTCGTATTCAAGATTCTGAACAAACCACTTGATAGCTTGTTTGCGGTTAGATGCACCAAGATCATAGAAGTATTGAAGTTCTTTTTCAAACTCACGGATTGCTTTTGCTTCAACGACAAGCTTAGCACCATTCATTTGTTAGTCTCCTTGGTTGTTGACTATGTGATATTACTAAAAATAGAGGAGAGTGTCAACATCTTTTTGAAATAAAAAAGGGAGGATTTCTCCTCCCTTAGTACTCTAATATTTGAGTTACTTTACGCTGCTCGAACGATCTGATACTTTACCATTCGCTTGCCTTCAGTAACAAATGGAACGCGATTGAAGTTCATGCCAGTTTCTTCGAGATCAAGAATACGACGAGAAAGAGATTGAATTCCGTACATGTCACGCGCTTCAGTAGAAGTAATAGTCTTCTTACGACGGAAGTGCTTCGCAAGTGTTTCAAGCTGTGTCATTGTCTTGTCTGTCATATTTTAGTTTCCTTTCTCTATCAGTGATTCACTATCGAATCACTCTCAGACTATATAACTATCTTACTTACCTGTCAACAGGATTGTTCGATTTCTTTCTATCAGTGCTTCGTTATACATCATCACCAGTCCACCTTCACGACCAAACGCTTCAATCTCCCATGGTTGCTCCCAATAGCTAACTTTGTTATCATCAATAAATTCATTCTTCCATTTAACCAATGATCCATGAACAATTACACCGAGTTCCTTTTTGGCAAATTGTTTGACATGTACAATCTCATGTGCTAACGTTCTAAGTTGGTTCATTCTTGACATTCTTGGTCTGATGGTGAGAAGAAATTCTCGTGGTTTGTAAGGGCAATCAAGAACGTCAGTTAACCCTTTATGGTTTGGAAGATTTTTGAATCTAACTATGATAGATAAATGTCTGATGAGTTGCGGGCTCATCAGTTTTCCCGCAAAAAACTTAGTCGCAAATTCTGCCTCTTGCATTGACAGATTTTTGCTGGTGCCTTCGATTAAGAATTGCATCTGACCTCATCTTGCTGTCGAATTTGCTATTCTAATTGGAAGTTTGGTTGATGTCAACTAAATTTTTTCTCTTGGCTTAAATTTATCAAAATCAATAATTCCTTCAGCATCGTCAAATGCAACTAGCATGCATGTATTTTCATCTTTTAGAGATGAAATTGATACAACAATCATTCTTTTTGAATTTCCAAGAATCATATAAAGTACGTCTTTTTCTGTATTGTAACTCATTATAACTGGTGTTAATTTATTCTTTTCAATAATATTTTTACTAAAGTCTGTAGTTGACATACAAATTGCTGGAAATTGCAATGTAGTTTGAGAATAGGAAGGAATATAAGTGGAAATTAAAAGAATTGCTGAGAGTAATATTTTTTGCATTTGTTTATCCGGTATTAAAAATGGTTTCTAATTGATCGTGATAATCTATAGATTTCTTGTGAAAAATAAGTGGATCTTCATGATCTACCATCATAATAATAACGATATCTGGAACTTCTATATTATATATTTCTTTTACCATATTAGCATAAACAGAAGTTTGAATAAAATAATTAGTAATCATATCTTCTGTTTTTACTTTTTTTGATGTTTTGAAATCAACAATTGCAGTATTATTTTTCCATTTGCATATAAGATCTGATGTACCAGCGCATTTATATTTGCGAGAGTACATCATATGTTCAATACCATAAATTGTATCTATATTATTGTCTAATATAGATTTGATTTTGTTGAATTCACTTAGATTAAATGGCATTGCTTTATGTTTGTATTTTGAATCATTCAATAAATATTTTTCGCAGATATTATGAACAGCAGAGCCACGTATTCTTGCTTGTGTAGAAATTTTGTTGGCTTGTTCTTCTCCAACACGTTTTCTCCATTTTTCTAATGATTCTTTTCCATGCTCACCAAGAATACTAGTTACAGACTTGAATCTTTCGCCTGTTTCAATTTCATAAAATCTGCCATTGTCTGTATCAATTCTAGTAATATCAATTTTTTCAAGAAACTCATGCTTAAACATTTTAATATCCTAAGTTTTCACATTCGATAATAAATTCACGAACAAATCCAGAACGGACAATATCATTTCTAGACATTTGAATGAATTCAAATGAACCAATATTTTGACATACTCTAATCAATTTAAGTAAATCGCCTTTACCATTTCTTTCATTTAAATCAGTTTGTTTAGTATCACCGCAGATGATCACTTTACAATTTTCTCCAATTCTAGTAAGAATTGTTGAAAGCTCCGGCCAAGTCATATTCTGACATTCATCAATTATTACTACAGAATCAGAAATAGTAACACCACGAATGAATGATGTAGAAATGAATTCTACTTTTTGTTTTGCTTTTAATAATTCGTAAGCATCAGCTCTTCCAAATAATTCAGAGCAAATCTGAATGTATGGCAATTCATATACTTTAATTTTTTCTTCTTGACTACCAGGTAGAAAACCAATATCACGCGATGGAACGATAGAACGGACGAGTACTACTTTTTGGTACTCGTCCGTAAAAACGTCTTTCATTCCAAGATAGATTGCTGAGAATGTTTTACCTGTTCCCGCAGTGCCATGGAGCATTAAATTTTTGCCATCTTTATAGCTATCAAAGGCTAACTGTTGATTTTGGGTTAATGGTAGTATTCTTTTTAATTGAAATTTATTCTCGACTGTTTGAGACTGTTGTCTGAGCAATCGTCTTTGTCTTTTAGTTAGCCTTTTTTCGGATTGCATTAAACCTCTTTTTACCAAGTGTTAATATTACTTTTTCGGTGTTTTGATTTAATTGTCTTCAATACATCACGAAAACTATCATCTGGTTTATGCAGACCCAAACGAGTTGGGTCTGCCATTCCAGGGAATCCATGAACCATTTGTTCCATGTGTTTATTATCTTCAAGGAATTTATCTCTTTCAGAGATTGTCATGAATTCAACAATCTCTTCATTTGTTTCTTTATTCAAAAACTTATAATATGGCATCAATTAATCCTCATATTCATCACTAAAAGATTTCCAATTCTTGCTTCGCAGATCATTTTTCATTCTTTTCATTTTTCGTCGATCTACATTCTCTTTTACTTTTCTTTTATCATTCTGTTCAAAATCGTAGTCATCATTCCAGCTGTAGTTATCTCGACGATATGATTTACCCATTGTAGTCTCCAAATGCCTCCTGAATTAGATCTTTAGTGATATTCTTATATGGTAGCTTCTTATTCTTTACTGATAGTAATAACTTAGCATCTTTTGGATCAACACTTTCCAAAAGTGTAATAAACAATGATTCTCTCCTCATCTGATTTAGTGTAGGATGACCACCCTCGACGAATAGATACATCTTCCTAGCTTCACTATAAAGCATTCCATGACCTTCTCCAGTTGGCATCGGTGTGTATGGTGGATCTGACTCTGGTAGGAGAAATTTTACATTCGGATTGAATACATGTTCAAGAATAAAATGCAATTGTTTTGAATAATTTTGTCTCAAAAAATTGATTTTTTCATTTTTTGATTTTAATTTAGATGCTTGCTCAAGAATCTCAGAAATCATTAACCTCATATAAACCTCTTAGAAATCATTTATCTGTTCAACTAATTGCTTAAGTCTATTCTTAGAAAAATAATCCAACAAACCAGATTTATCCTTTTCATCAATTACATTATATTGTTGCATGATATTACATCTAATATTTTCCGGGATTTCTGATAAATCGATTAGCGTTTTATTTCTAATATAGTTACGATAGTATTTATTGTTTTCATCAATTTGATTGATTGAAAGTTCATCGATCAGCTTTTTTGTCATATTCTTTTGTCTTTGATTGATTACAAAACAATTATCAGGTGAAGCGATATTTGGAACACCATCACTTGTATCACCTTTCAGAATATGAAGAAAAAGATATCGCTTTGGGTCTTGCTCATCGATGTATTTACTATTAACTGGATCATATTGTTTCACGCCTTCACGATGAAGTTGACGATAATCTTTATCTCCAGATACAATTAGAATAGGTTCTGTTCTAACTTCTGAACAGATAGTACCAATAATATCATCAGCTTCTGCCATATCCACTTCAATAAACTTATATGGAAAAACTGTTTTTAGTTCAGTTTTGATGTTATTCATTGATGCGAAAATCGCAGTCCAATCGAGTTCTGATTGTTCACGAGATTTCTTTCTTGATGCTTTATAAAAAGGAAAGAAATTCTTTCTCCAGTTTCTAGCTGAATCATTGCAAATAATTAGTTTACCATACTGATTACGAAATCTAACATTAATGTTTCTAATCATATTAAGAGTCATATGACGAATCAATGCTTCTTCAATTTTAATATTGGTATGTTTACCAATACTAGCAAAAAACGTCGCATAGATTGCCTGATTAACATCCAGCAGAATCATCAGATTCACTCTCTTCTGTTTTTAGTTTAACTGTTGGCGGGATAAAAGTGTACCCACTTTCTTCTTCATCGTCAATAATCAAAATGCTATGATTAGCTAAAATTTGCAGTTCATGCTCTTCATCATGGTATTTAGCAATCATAGACTTGATAGATTCGAAGACAAAGAAAAAGTCTTTTTCCATTCGTGTACCAATTGGAAAATCATATCCCAACTGACCTAAATCTTCAACAATACTATCAAATAATGAACTACTTACTTCCATAATCTGATAAAATTTCTTGAATTCTAAATTCTCCTGTACTTCTTCATAATCCGGTACTGGAGTACTATTTTTAAAAGATTTAGGAAATTTGATTATATTATCACTCATTTGAATGTCCTCAACAACAATGTTTGATCATTGATCCTACCAGTTGGCACTTCAATCTTTGTTTTTAAAGAACCAATATCCTTTTCAATTTTCTTGCGAGGATCAGTCAAAATTGAAGGAATAACCTTTTCTGGTTTACGAATTCTTTTGCTAAATGATTTGCTTTCATCGTAATTTTGAATAGTCGAACCTTTAACAATGAAAGCTTCACCATTCTTAGTACAATAAAAAGTCAACTTCTTATACTTTTCATTATATACCCAAAGTGTACTACTCTCAGTAATCTGAATTGGTTTAATTGAACTAATATTAAGTTCTTTTGAATGCATCATATACTTCATCTTAGATACTAATTGTTCACCAGATTTAACCTTTTTCTTTCTTGGTTTACGAACAATCTGTCTCTTAGTATTTATTACTTTCATCTGCAATGAATCAACAATACCCTGAACAAACGAAATATATCTTTTCAACTTAATACCTTTAAGATGACGATATCCTTCTTTTAAAGAATCGTCATCAGGAATAGACTTGATTTCAGAAAGCAAATCACTATAATACTTAATGCTCTGACTGATATCAGAACGACTATACTTAGTTAAATCTAAATCAAATTTATTATTTTTATACTTTTCATAAAAAATGTCAAGCTGATCATCAATATCAGCAATTAATTGATTTGGAATATCTTTTGGGTATGACTTTGTTTGAACTACTTCTTCTTTAGTTTCATCCTTTGAATTGATAATTGACTTGATATGGTCATCAAGATTATTTTCAAAAATGGCACCACGTGTAAGCATACGCGCTACAGAGCAATGATTCTGACTAATAATAGAATCATTTGCGCTAGAGTATTTTTTGATTTGTTCAGGAGTGTATTTTTTAGATTTCATGTAATCAAGGATCCACTTTCGAGAATCCTTGACCGTATGAAAATAATTATACCAATTGAGAGCTTTAATTAATTCAATTCTAGAAATTTCGCCTTTATGATCTGGTTCATCACCATAGACTGTGTATTCAATATTTGGACGACGTGTCATGTTTCACCGAAATGTTTGCTGGTACGGGTAATCGGATTCGAACCGATACTGAATTGATTTTAAGTCAATTGCCTCTACCATTGGGCTATACCCGCTTTCAGATCTACCATACTACACTAAGTAGAAGTTGTCAACCATCAAAGAGACTTATATGAAAAGTATTCAGTTGTTGGTTGTTCAATTTCAGTTGGTAAACTACGAATAGAATCAAGAAAATCTGACCATTCTCCAATTCTATGTTCCCAGTTATAATATCCATCAACAAAACTTTTTTGATTAATGATATTATTTTTAAATTGCTCTGTATTATTAATTACAACATTAATAACACCATCAAGGTAATTATAGAAGAATTGAGCATGTTGATTTGGGGATTCAATCCAATTATACATAAACGTCCAATTTGAAGATGTTTCGTATAATGCTCCAAGATTTGGATGCACACAAGCCATTCCAGCTGACATTGCTTCCATTAAAGAAATACAAGATGTTTCTTTCCAAATCGATGGATAAGCAAAGATATCCATTTGTTTCAAATGATCTCTCAATTTCTTATTTGGAACATAACCATAATATGTCATTTGTTTATGGTTATTGATTCGATGGAATAGTTGTTCGTATGGTTTATCTCTTTGTCCCCAACCATAAATTTCAAAAGAAGAGAAAACATGCAAATGGATATTGTCATACTTTTCAGCAAGTTTCTCAAAAACTGGAACTAGTAATTCTAAACCTCTATGTGGAGTAGTATGATAAACTAAATTAATTTTATTTGATTGACGATCAAATTTCTTTGAAAGATCTACATCAATTGGATCAATAGCATTTTTTAGAACAATTGTACGGGACCAAGGAATGTTGTATCGTTCAATGTATTGTTGTTGTTGCCAATGTGAGCAGAAAACGATTCTATGATATTGTTTCCAACCTTCATTTTGAAGATGATGAGATTCTGGATCTTCGGGAAGGTCGTGTGCGTAAAAGATTCTAATTCGATCGTCTCTTAATGGTGATTTGAGACGGGAAACTACAATTTGAAATCCAATCAGCTTTTGCCCAAGATGTTCGACTAGTTTTTCAGAAACGTATTCTGATCCCCCTTTTGCATTTTTTGTAATATCACTTCTCTCAAGTAGTCCATCGATAATTTGCATTGTATCTCCTCAAATTGGAATGAATATATGATCACTATAAGATTGTTTGTGGTATTTATACCCAAGCGCTTGCATGAATTGTTCGTCTTTAAATTTTTCTGTAATAATAACAGGCTTGAATCTCGCAATTGTTTCAAGAGCTCCATTAATACATGGTAACTCATAACCTTCAACGTCTAATTGAATGCAACTGCAATTTTCAAGGTTCAAACTGTCAATTGTTAGCATCTGGATGTATAGTTTTGAATCAATTGTATTATTAATCGAATGTGTACCAACATTACCAGTACTTGAGTTATTCAAGCCAACAGTACCATTTTTATCACCAAGAGCACAATTGAACTTGATCACATTATCATATTGATTGTTATTTACCATACAATGAAAGTTTAATGGATCTGGTTCAAATGCATAGACATGTTTAAACAGTTGACTATAGAATCTAGTATACATTCCACAATTTGCACCAGCTGTAACAATAGTATCAAAGTCTTTTATTGTTTCAAAATAAGCTTGTTTATGACCTTTAAGCCAATCCCGCATTGGTCCATCATTTTCAGAACCAAATGCTCCTTTATCAGACTTTGGCCATACCCATTCGGAAACGCCATCAACATTAATGTTTCTTGTTTCAATTAATAATTGGTAACTCATCAGAGTACCTCAAGTAATTCTTGATATCCACCAATGTACTTACCATCTATTGAAATGATTGGCAATGTTTTAACACCAGGAAATGTTTCAATTACCATATCTCTAGTAACATCTACACCAATCTCATATACACGAAAGTTAATATTTTTCATTGTTAAATAATTTTTTGCCTGATCGCAATAACCGCAACCTTTTCGTGTATACATTTCAACGTTCATTGTTGTTACCTTTCTTCATTTGCTTCTTCTTTTGAAATCTTTTTTCATGATAAATTTCATCCCATGTTTTATCATCTCTTTCTCTAATAATTGTTATGCCATATTCAGTTTTTCCGTATTCATATTCAAGAAAGTGAGCATAATTAACAGCCTGAATATATTCTTCAAATACTGGCGAATTCTTGAAATAAGATTTCATATGACGATCACTTAAATAGCAATTTTCAATAGCCATAGCCCATGTAACACGATATTCTAGTGCTTCAGAGTCTGGATAAATTTTTGTTGCTAGAATAGCAATACAATCGTCAGAACTCATCTATATCTCCTTATAGCTTTCTACCAGCACCATTTTTTAGATCTTCTAAACTCACAACTTGAATCGGACCTTTGTTATAAGATGGTACCAAAGCATAGTTATCTGTACAAAATTTAGCCTTTGATACATCAACTTCCTTGGTACCATTTTCTGGTATTTTATTTGATAACTCGTATTTACTCTTCTTGATATTTTCTTCTATCTGAACAGGATTACCTAAGAGCTTTTTCTTAACCTTAATTTGATCAGGATTCAAACCTTTTTTAGTCAACCATTTCATATACTGATCTTTATTCATGATATATCCTATACTGTTTTTCATCGGATAACTCTATTATACACACTCTAAAAAAGCTGTCAACTACTTTGTGATGTAATTAAAAAACTTTGTTCAATTCAAGAGGACCATTGACTCCAAGGAAATTATTTTCATCAATCCTTTTCTTAGCAATATCCCATTTAGTACCAGTAACAAATTCAATTACAAGGACTGTCTTGTTTTTCATGGCAAATGATTTAAGTACGTCAATATCCTTTTCAACATTTTTATTCTGGACACCAAATAGATTATATGAAAGACCTTGTTTCAAAACACCATCAATCATATCAAACAAATCTTTTGAAAAATAATCTTGAACATATACTTTGAACTTATCATTATCCTTTTTAACAAATTCACTTACTCTAGTAATATAAAGATCTTCTTGACCCGTTTTACCTGATAATCCACCAATTAGAATTCCATCAAATCCTAGATCTTTAGTTTTTCTAAGAATGGATTTAGAAATGTCAGTCCACTCTTTTGACATTAGCTCTTTTACTTGAAAATTACCTTTCCAGAGTGAACTTTCATTGCCAAGCCAAGTTGGTTTCTTTGTTTTCCATTCATCATTCCAGTATTCTCTATAATTTTCAGCTTCACCGAGAGACAAATAAGCAATCACTACTTTATCAGAATCTTTTATTTTTTGCACTTGCTCTTTAGTTATATTCTTATCATCAATCGCCAGATCAATAATTACCATATCTGTTTTAGTTTTAATAAGAACATCTAAATCTATATCTTTAAGATAGTATACCCATGATGTAATCGGCTTATCTATTTTGATCTGCTCAATTGGTTTTCTGATATCTATTTTAATCTTTTCTTTTAATTCTTCTTTAACTTTTTCTTTGAGTTTTTCTGTAACTTCTTCTTTCTTTTTCTCTATTTCAGAACTAATGACTTTAATAGCTATATCTTTTTTGCTTGGTAATATTAACCAAACAATTCCGAGTGTTGCATACAAAAACGCCATTACTATCAAAAATAGTTTGAACATTGACTGTTTCATCTAATTCTCCTTCAATTATGCCATCTGCCTCTATTATCATCAATATGTATATGATTGAATCTACCTGAATATGTCCCAACACCACCAGACCATGTTCTTTTCAAGAAAGAAGCAACCGCTTGATATGTACCTCTTGCTGGATTGAAATCAATAGCTCTGCAATAACTATGCATAGATGGCCTTCCAGTATTCTTTACGGTAGCGCCTGGTCTGCATGCAGAAATGATGATAATAGGTCCATAAAGTCTTTCGACTTCCATCAACTTCTCTGCAACTAGAGCAGGCATGCGATGACCTTTCCAGCGAATCAAATGACTACGGCCACCAGATTTACTAGAACTAAATTTTTCAATTTTTCTGGAAATTGATTTCTTTGTTTGGCGGGATTTCTTATATTTTCTAACTGGTTTATCTTCTTTCGATTCAGAAACAACCAATCTATTTGAAGTTCCATCAAAATATACTTCTGAATCAGCTTTAGCTAAAGAACTAAAACTGATCAGAAGAACAATAACTAAAAGTTTGTATAACACGATTTTCTCCTATTGATTTTTGTTGGTCATTAACCAAACTACGATCAATAGAAGTATTTATATCATAACCACTTTGGAATACCATGATCATCAAGAAAATCTAAATCTTTATCATTTAGTTCATTCTTAACAATCTTGTTTTTAAGATGCTGATTCAAATTTCTTAATCTCTTAATTTCTTTAATCGCTTCTTCTAATGTTTTAAAAGTTGGTGTAATATTATCATCAATGGAATTTTGTAACAATGTTACAATATCTCTTTGTTTCATTATCATTCCTTTTCTAGATGATGCTTTATTTTTTTCATAGATGCTGATGGATACATTTTTTTAATCTTTCGCAATGATAATTCTTTATCTTTCAAACCACTCTTTAAAGATTTGTATTCTGACTTAGAAGCAAAATCTGTTATATTCTTTTTTGGTCTACCAGCACCAAATCGCATTTCTACTGGTACAAAAGAAGAATTTTTACTCTTAATGCGATCAACTATACGATTATAGTTACCACGAGTAAAAATTCTTCTTCTTAAAGTTTGATGATTATATCCAATTTCATCTGATAATTCTGGAAAACCAAATTTTTCACCCGATTTTTCTGTTTCTCTTATCCTATTTGTATAATGATGAACTATCTGCTCTTCTTCATCTGGACTTATAATAACCTTTTTTTCATACAAAAATGATAGTAAAGTTAACATTACTCGTCTCTCTAAATAAAATGATTTGTATAATTGGAGCAGGGTACGGGAATCAAACCCGTATCATTGGCTTGGAAGGCCAAGGCACTATCAATATACCAACCCTGCGTGTTTGTTATTTAGGCAATACTTTCAAGTCCATTGCCACTTTATTCATTACAATTGATGCTGCCGAAGCAACATTGAGAGAACGGAGAACTCCTACTTGTGGAATAGAAAAGATTTCGCCACCATACAAATAATTATGGGACATCATCGAACGAGGAACGCCAACTGCTTCTTCACCAAAGATAAGACATTGTTTCGGTGAATAGTAGAAGTTGGCACAATTTATGTCATAGCCCCCCTGTTCGACAAACGAAGGGGTATACCCGTCACAAAAGATTTCGTCAAGTATCTTTGTCTGCTGTGTCTCGTCATTAACATCTTTCTGAATGAACTTCAAATCGATATAGTTTTGAGCACCGACACAACTACGACGATCAAACCTTTTTCTACCAATAATATACACTCGTTCGGCACCAAATATTACTGCTGTGCGAATGATATTTCCGATGTTCAATCCACCTTTTAGATTGAGAAGTGCAATTGAATATGGCAGACAATTTTTCTTTTGAAACTGTTGGACTTCTGAAAGTGACAGAGACTTAAATTCGTCTGCCACATTAAAGTCCATACAGGTATTCAGTTGGTTTTCAGTAATGTTCATTATGAAGTTCCCGTGCTAGTTACTACACATCTAATGCCAGTTGGGCAATTGATGTTGTTGCAAACATAACCCATAGGCATATTGTTAAACACCATTCCACACACAGTACACTTGTATTCAATTCCAATTATAGGACTGATTGGAATTGGTGTTGATAGAAGATTTGAAATTCTATCCAACTTTTCAGAGATTTCAATCATATCCTTTTGCATATTGATAATAACAGTCTTCAAATTATTTACAGATTCAACGAGTTCATCGTGTGTCATGGTTATAACCTCAAAAATTATCGTCTAATGGTGAATCGGAAGGTTTGTCTGTATCTGGTGGAAATGACTTTTGATAAGCATCACGAGCAATCTGCATATGTTCCAGATACAGATGCTGAACCTTTTCATGTGAAAATTCTACATAGTCAAACCCTATCTTTTTTAGAGCAGCACGAAGCCTTTGGATTTCTTCAATTGCATCATATACACAATTAGCCTCTATGTAAAGTCCACATGCATCATTTGCAACAGCATATGCTTGGAGTCTATCAACAATGTCACTCATTGTCCCATCCTTTCAGGCGATGCAATCCAACCAAGTTCAGTAATTCGTTCTTTTAGTTTTCGGTTTTCTTCACGAAGTCTTTCAATCTCATGTGCGGCCTCCATCTTCATATCACAATCTGCGTGCCACCATTGAGTCGATGACTTTAATTTTTCTATAATGTCAGTCATATTCTCATCCTTAACTGGTTCTTTTAGTTTTCGGTTTTCTTCACGGAGCCTTTCAATTTCAACAACAGCCTCCTTAATGTCTTCGACCGTGCAATGTGCAAATACACCAGGAAATAGTGGTTCATTGGTTTCTATGTCAATGATCGATTCGTTAAGTCTATCAACAATATCAGTCATATCACCACTCCGTTCCAACAGTTTTTTCGGTTCGTTCATACATATACGAAAAATCTACACCATAAGATGGAACAACAAGTAATTTTTCTGGCATGTTGTTCCTGTCACGAGAACCCATCTCAGCATGGATGAAGATTGTACCTGGATATTTGTCTGGTGTCAACTGCCGAAGTATCTTGGCTTGCATGTTACACTTCTCACGGAGTCTTTCAATTTCAGCAACAGCTTCTTTAGACACTTCAATGGCATGTGCTAGTAAATCATCTTTTGGAGGATACCCGACAGAATTGGCCCATCCAATGCCATTAAGTTTTTCTGTAATATCAACCATTCGTCAAAGCCTCTTTTGCTGTATATGTTGCATTATTAGCACATTTTTTGAAATAATCGAATGCATTTTTATAAAATTCTAATTCGTCATGCCCGTAATCTTCAACTATTCCTTGATATCCATAATTTGACCGGCTAATTTTTAATAGAGCACTTTCGTATAATGCACACTTCTCCCGAAGTCTTTCAATTTCAGCAACGGCTTCTTTAGACACTTCAATAGAATAACCAATAGAATTAGACCAACCAACACGATTAAGTTTGTCGATAATGTCTACATCGTCAGCCATTTGTCACAGTCCTTCAATTTTGATTACATCAGTTGTATTTTTTAATTTAGATCCCCCAAGAACCGCATTACCACAAGTTACAAGACCGTCTTCTTCATCAATTGAAGGCACGAATACCAATACATCAAAACCTACTTTCTTTAATGCTTCTTCGACCTCTTGATATGGAGCATAACTATCATATCCTCCAACAGTCTTGATGTCATTTTCTCTACAAGCATTGTTGTTGTGGATAGGAGTAATTTTACACATAAACATTTCTGGATCAAACAACGATACTAGATACTCTGCATCAATTTTATAATCTGTAGAATATGCAAAATTCAAACAATATTTACGAGAGAGAGGTGGTGGCAAATACTTACAAATATGTGAAAAATCTTTCAAATGAAGTTGTTGATCTCCAAACATAACCGATCTTTGAGCTTCATCTGTAGAATTGATGGAAAACTGCAATCCTGCTTGACCGTAATAGTACTCGTTTTTGATCACGCACCACTGCCTGATTCTTTCTTCTAGTTTCTTAAACTTCTTAGGCAATGAAGTTGTTAGTACAGGATGGATAACTTCGACTCTTAGATTATGGGTATCCTTCAAATATCTCTTTCCATCATCACGAGATATTAATCTAGAAAATACAAAAACATCATCATTGAAGATTGGATCGCCCATTCGAGCAAAATGAATGTTCATTCTCTCCGTATATCTAACTGAGGGAAACAGAGAAATTGCATTGTCCAATTGCTTGAACAAATCTTTGTGTGTGGCATTGCCTCGAAATTTGACGTTCGGAACATCACAAAAATTGCATTTCATCGGACAACCATACTGAGTGGATAAAGTGATTACCCATTTCTCTGAAAGAGGCATACAGTAAGTATTTGGAACTCCTTCAATTGGTTTTGTATATCCCAAGAAATCTGCCTTGACATTATACTTTTTTCCATAATCTCCAATAGAAAGAGTTTCTAGTTTTCCTTTACTGTAATCATCAGTAAACAGATAGCCAGTAGGAATTGGAAATTTATTCATCTTTCTTCTCCCAATGAGCACAGAAAAATTCTGCTCTTGTATATAGAGATGCTGCATAACTTGAGCCATCTTGAGTAAACATCAACTGGTCTTTATATTCAGGAATGATTTCTAATTGAGTTTCGCCATCAATTTCAACCCAATCTTCGGCATCAAATAACTGAACTGCTTTGTCACACCGACGAACTGCTCGGTTACTATTATATCGAGGATTTAAAGTGTTCCAATGTTTGCAAGTCTTACATTTCTTACATTTCTTATATTTCATTTAACAATCCTTTTTCTTTAAGGAGTTTAATTCTCTTTTCTCGGATTAATTCAGATTTGCTTTTCTTACTTTCTGCTTGTTTTTGTGACATTTCTTGATATGTTAACCGTCCATTAGATTTCCAATATTCTCGGAGTTTTTGTTTGTCATCATCTTTAATAGTATTGTAAATCATCATCACACAACTACAGTATGG